CATGAAGGCTTTCTTATCGTACACTCTTGTTTTCTTTTGTACACCAGCTTGAGCATTAAACTCATTCAGGAGGTTCATGAGAACCCAAAAGGATACATCATGCTCTCCTACTTTATCAAGGTCACATTCTTTGTAATCCTTTTTAATATATTCTAGAGCTCTTGTTGCCTCTTCCGGTTCAACAGTGTTGATAACATACTCTAATGTTTTGTTTATTGCTCTACTAAAAGCACCAGAGATTTTAATTTCTACAATATCCTCATCAGGGACTGCAGCAAAGACATCATCAGGTAAGGATTCAGTTAACTCCATTACTTTTTTGATCTCTTCAATTTCTTTTTCTGTTTTCATATTTTATAAATTTATGAGACAAAGATAATAAAAAATATATATATAACTACATGATTAAAAGTTTTTAATTTTGTATATTTGTTAACCAAAAAAACCAATAAAAAATGTGGGAATTACTACAGGAAATCCTAGTAGACAAGCTTACACCCAATCAGTTAATGTTACTGTATGCTGTTGATAACAGTATAAGCATAGACACTATTAATCCTCACTTAGAAGTAAAGGGTTTAGTAGCTAATAAGTACGTTGATTATACACCCAACACAAGTATTACCTTAACAAAGAAAGGTAAAGATCTTATAGTTAAGTATGATAAATACTTTAAGAAAGCAAAGAAGAAAACAAATATAGATTCAATGGGAAAAGATTATGCAGCAATGGTTGCAGAGTATAGAGAATTGTTTCCTGCTGGTAAATTACCACATGGTAAACCAGCAAGAGTCAATGTTAAAACACTAACTAATAATTTTAGATGGTTTTTTGATATTTATGACTATACATGGGAAGAAGTCATAGATGCTACTAGAAGATATGTAAATGAATATGCACAGAAAGACTATATGTATATGCAGACTAGTCAGTATTTTATATCTAAAGAAGATAAAGCAAAAGTTAAACAATCACAACTGGCAGATTATTGTGACATGATTAGAGACGGAGTACAAGAAGAAGATAATAATCACTTTAGTGAAAATGTAATATGAATAAAAATGATAAAGCCTGGAATGGTCAACACACATCCTTTCAAGAAGCACTCAGATATATGCTTGATAGACAATCAGGCAAAGAAAAATCCATACAAACACCTTGGCATAAGTTCAATGATGCTGTAACAGATGGATTGGAATGGAATACACTAACAGTAATTGGAGGCAGGCCTGGTAGTGGTAAGACATTAATTAAAGATCAAATAATTAGAGAAGCATTTGTACTAAATCCTGAAGAAAACTTTCGTGTATTAGAATTTCAATTTGAGATGGTAGGTAGAACCTCAGCTATTAGGGAGTTCAGTTCATTAACTGGTCAAACATATAAAGAATTGTGTAGTGCAGGTCATGTCTTAGATGATGATACATTTAATAGATGTCATATGTATGCTAAAGATAGGATAAAATTTCCTGTTGATATTATTAGTACACCAATGACTGTAAATCAGATGCGTGAGCAAATAGATTTATACATGAAAGAGCACAAGAATCAAAAGACTATTATTACATTAGATCATACCATCCTTGTAAAGAGAGCACCTTATCAGAACAACAGGTTAGATATGTTATTTGAATTAGGTGAGTTTTTTACTCAAGTTAAACGTCAGTATCCTATAATGTTTATAGCTTTATCACAACTCAATAGAAATATTGATAACCCTGAGAGAGCAGTAGATGGTAAGTATGGAAACTATGTACTTGAGTCAGACATATTTGGTTCAGATGCAATGCTACAACATGCTGATACTTTGATAGGATTAAATAGGCCAGCCAAACAGAAGATTAGATTTTATGGACCTGATAGATATATAATAGAAGATGAAAAGACATTAGTCTTACATTTTCTTAAAGCAAGGAATGGTGATGCACGTATGTCATTCTTTAAAGCAGCATTTGAAAGAATGGAAATATTAGAGATGGATACTCCACCTCAAGCACCAAGAAGACAAGTTTAAATAAATTAAAATGGCAAACATAACACCCGTAGAAAGGAAAAAAAAAGTAGCGGAATTGTATGTTGAACATAAACCTTATCTTGATAGGGAAAAAATTCAACATCCTCTGTTTATACCAAAGATGGCATACAGGCCAACAGGTAAAGATGATTTATACATATCATTTTTTCCTAGTGAGTTACAAAAATCAGAAGATATATACACAGAATTTGTAAGCATAGCTTATGACTCTGAAGATCCTAAAAGAACATTGTATTACTTAAAGCACAACCCACATTGGTCAGAAGAATATGAACTGATCACATCTAACAGTGGCTTTGAAAGATATATAGTTCCAGTAAGTGAACTAAAAGTTTTGAATGATGTTAATTCAAGACAACCAGTACAGGATACTAAGCTTAAACAGGACATGAAAATACTAACAACTAAAGAAGTAGTATTAAAAGATCCTGAAAAAGATAGAGATATAGTAGATGTGCTCAAAGGAATAGAAAAAGCATTACTAAGTATTAATCAAAAACTAAAATAGAATGGCACAAAATGCAAAAGAATACTTACACTCAGATGAGTTAAGTGAATGGGATATAGTATTTGACCCAGGAGGAAAACAAGAATACACAGAAGAACAACTGATACGCTTTGCAGAAATGTGGGCAGAGAAGATTTTTAATAAAAGCTTTTTAAAAGCACTAAAACAATAAGTATGGCACAAAGCGTATTAGTCATAGCAGACTCAGGGACAGGAAAGTCCACAGCAGTTAGGACATTAGATCCTAAAGAAACATTTATAATTAACATTGCAAACAAACCATTACCTTTTAAGGGCTGGACAAAGAATTATACTTTAATATCTAAAGATAATCCCAAAGGTAATATGACTGCAGCTTCATCCGCTCCAGGTATTATTAAAGCAATGCAACATGTAAATGATAAGATGTTACATATTAAAACTTTAATCGTTGATGACTGGCAGTATATGTCTAGCTTTGAATATTTTGATAGAGCTAATGAAAAAGGTTATGATAAGTTTACTCAGATTGCAGCCAACCTAGCACAAGTTGCTAAGATGCCTAAAGATATGAGAGAAGACTTAACAATATTTTTTATGACACATTCAGAAGATACAGTAGATGGTAACGGACATAGAAAAGTTAAAGCAAAAACTATTGGTAAGATGATAGATAATGTATTAACTTTGGAAGGTCTATTTTCTACAGTATTATTTGGTAGAATAAAGAAAACTGAAGATGGTCTAGAGTATGGCTTTGACACAGTAAATAATGGAGAGAACACATGTAAATCTCCAATGGGAATGTTTGAAGATTCCTTTATAGATAATGATCTACAGTTAGTTAAAGACTGTATAGCAGAGTATGAAAAATAATATTAATTAAAAATCAAGAAGAAAATGTTTAACACAAAAGACATGCAAGTAGGTTCCGGTAAAGTAAGACCGTTAATGGGACCAGGAAATGAAGTAGTAAGGGTTAATTCAATTACATTTGACAAGACACCATATGATGCTGAGGCATTTAACATAAACCTCCACATGGAAACTAAACCAATCGGTGGAGATTTTGAAGGGTTCTTCATGGACAAAGATAATGAGTCTAAGGGAAGATACCAAGGACAAATAGGCAGGGTAAGAATGACACCCTTCCCATATAAGTCTACAACTTTGGCAAGTGGTAGAGAAATTGATAGAGATCAAGAAATACTCAAGTCAATGATATTCTTAAGTGAAGTAATGAATAAGAGAGCCGAGCTAGATGCAATTGAAGCAGCAACAATAGAAGCTTTTGTAGATAGTTGTAGTAAAATATTTTCAGGTACATACTTTAATGTATGCTTAGGGTCCCGTGAATGGGAGAACAAAGAAGGTTATACTAACAATGATTTGTATTTACCTAAGCTATCTAAAGCAGGCATACCTGCTGAAGCATTAGATGCTGAAAATTCTAGGTTAATTGTGTTTGATTCTAATGATCATGTACGTAAGCTTGTTAAGAAAGAACCGGTTGCATCAAGCAATGGTTCATTCCAAGCTAAAGCTACTGGTACTGTAGGGTCAGACTTTGATCTTTAATATTAATGGGGGATGGGCAACTGTCCCCCAATAATTTACTATTATGTTTACCACAAAAGGATTTGCTGATAATAAAAATGATGTGAATAGTGGATGGGTGTTTGAAAATTATTTATCCTTACCTGAAAAGTTATGTGGACAAGATCTAAAGATCAAATCTATATTCAATCCAGGTGAGAAAACTCCAAGCATGTGTATCTATTTATGTCCATATAAAAATGAATATAAGTTTAAAGATTTCTCTACAGGAAAGCAAGGAAGTAAAGTAGACTTAGTACAAGTATTGTTTGAGCTAAGTTTTTCACAAGCTCTGTTTAGAATAATAGAAGATTATAATAAGTGGGTTATGGATGGTGGTATATTTGATTACAAAGAATTTATACCTGCTCCTAAATATAAGTTAGACTTTGTAATGCAGCAAGGCTGGTCTAATGCTGATGCTGATTACTGGTTACAATTTAATATAGACTCATCAATCTTATCACACTATGGAGTATCATCTCTTGAATACTTTACTATGGTAAAAGATCACGGAGATAGAATAGAAAAGATAAAGATAACTAAAGATAACATGTATGGTTACTTTAATAAAGGTGGAGAATGTTATAAGATATATCAACCCTTAAGCAGTAAGAATAAGTTTACTAAAGTTCATGAAAGTTTACAAGGTCTTGAGCAACTTACATATGAAAAGGATTATCTTATCATTGTCTCATCTCTTAAGGATGGTATGTGTATAAGATCATTTGATTTTAACCTAGAGTTTATTGCACCACACAGTGAAAATACAATGCTCAAGCCACATATAATACATAATCTTAAATCAAAATATAAAAAAGTGTTATGTTTGTTTGACAATGATGAGGCTGGACATAAAGCAATGGAAGCGTATGAAAAGGTATACAATATACCTGGTATATATATTAAGTCTGAGAAAGATATATCAGATGCTGTTAAAAAATACGGTGCTGATGCTGTTAAGCCTAAGTTATTTAAACTAATAAAAGAAAAGATATGAAATGGTTTATCCCTGGTAATGTACCTAGCTCAAAGAACAGTCGTCAATGGACAGGTAAATACTTTATAGTAAGTAAGACAGTTGCTAAGTATAGAAATGCTACAAAAGAATTATTTACTAAGCTAGCACCACAGTTTAGGGATATAGCAGAACAATATGAATTACCTCTTCATGTAACATTTAAATTTATTAGAGGAAGTAAGCATAAGTTTGATTACTTAAACCCATGTCAGACTACACAAGATGACATGGTAAAATATGAATGGCTAGTAGATGATAACTGTTTATATATAATACCACACTTTGACCCGTATGAATATGATAAAGATAATCCAGGTGTATGGATTGAAATTAATAAAGAACTTAATTATAAAAAGGAATGAAAGAAGAAATAGATGTACACGTATATGATAAGCTGATAGAAATAATGAGATCCTCCAACCCGGAGGATTTTCTTTTAGGTATGAAAATGTATGAGACTTTTAAAACTTCAATGATGATAGATATTCTTATGTTAAAGTCTTTTAGTGGAGACAAAAGAACAAAGCTATCTGCATTATTAAACATTAAGAGTTGGGATATACCAACCTTAAAATATATAACTGAACATTGGGTACCAGAGCTTGACACAACGTCAACTGAAATTAAAATATTTAAAAGAATAGAAGATGAATACAACAACTATTAATATACAGCAGGTAGTAGATCAAGTATCTAAAGCCTCCAAGACACTTATGTTTTCAGAACCTTTCTATGGTTTATTCTTGATAGGAATGAATAAGAAATATAGGTATGATATACCTACAGCAGGTGTAAGTAAACAAGGTATGGGTGTACAACTTGCAATTAACCCAGAATTTTTTGATAGCCTACCAGTAAAACATAAACAAGGATTGTTAAAGCATGAGTTACTACACGTAGCATTTGGTCATTTAATTTTAAGAGATAGTTTTGATGATCATAAACTATTTAATGTAGCTGCTGATATAGAAATCAATCAGTATATATCCAATGATTACTTACCAGATGGAGGTTTAACACTAGAAACTTTTCCTGAACTTAACCTTCCAATAAAAGCTGGTACTAAAATATACTATGGTCTTTTGCAGCAAGCTAAGAAAGATGGTACTTCTCCTAGCTTAGACAACTTGCTTAATGATATGAACGGTGAGTCAGAGTATTGTCATAAAACATGGGATGAGTTTGATGAACTATCAGAAGCTGATAAGAAACTTATACAAAAACAAATTGAGCACCAGCTTAAAGAGACAGCTGATATAACTACTAAGAGGCAGGGCACTATACCCGGGGAGTTAGCAGAGATAATAGAAAGATTAAATACTATTGAACCACCAGTTACTAACTGGAAGGCATACTTAAAAAGATTTATTGGCAATTCATCTATCTCTTATACAAAAAAGCTAAGGCGTAAATATAATAAGAGATACACTGGTAACCCTGGTCTCAAGATTAAGTTTAAGAATCATGTGTGTGTTGGTGTAGATACATCTGGTTCAGTATCAACTAGTGAGCTTAAGGAATTTATGAATGAGTTAGGGCATATGCACAAGACTGGTCATCAAATTACTGTAGTACAATGTGATACAAATATAGTCAGTATAGAAAAGTATAATCCAAAACAAGACTGGAATATAAAAGGAAGAGGAGGTACTAACTTCCAACCAGTAATAGATCATTACAATGAAAAAGGAGTTTATACAGCTCTAATATATTTAACAGATGGTGAAGCTTATCCACCAGATAACTGTCCAAGCAATACATTATGGGTACATAGCACACGCTGTGATATCAATGAAGACTTACCCGGTCTAAAAATTCAAATTAATAATTAAAAAAAGAAAGAAAAAATGGCACAAGTAAATTTAAACATTGATGAGCTAGAAGGATTTGTAAATCATATCATACAAAACAATAGATTTTTACAGAAGGATGGTAAGAAACCAGTAGCAGTAGAAGTAGTAGGTGAATCTGGTATTGGTAAAACTACTAGTATAATGGACATGGCTAAGGCTCATGATCTTGATTTTGTTAAGTTAAACTTAGCACAGATAGAAGAGTTAGGTGACCTAGTAGGTTTTCCTGTACGTCAATTTCAAATGTATAAAGAAAAAGAAGTTAAATCAATTAACAAAGACATCAACTACACACGAGGACAAGCCTCTGATGACCTGTTAAAGTTATCAAATCAATCAACTACTACTAAAAAGATTGGTCAATGGGTTGATGAGCTAGCAGTTAGTGACTATCTAAAGACTGGTTGGAAGATGGCAGGTAAGAATAGAATGTCTTACTGTGCACCTGAATGGATTGCTGATAAAAAGAAAGGTGGTATACTTTTATTAGATGATTGGAATCGTGCTGACACAAGATTCATACAAGCATGTATGGAATTAGTTGACCGTCAAACATATATATCATGGACACTACCAGAAGACTGGCATATTATATTGACAGCTAACCCTGACAATGGTGACTATATGGTAAACAGTGTGGATTCAGCACAGAAAACAAGATACATTACTGCTAACTTAAAGTTTGATATAGATGTATGGGCACGTTGGGCAGAAGGTTCAGGCATAGATAACAGATGTATTAACTTTCTGTTGATGCACCCTGAGCTAGTAACTCAAGAGACTAATGCAAGATCCATATCTACATTCTTTAATTCTATATCTAGTATAGAAAAGTTTGAAGATGATTTACCTTTGTTACAAATGATTGGTGAAGGTTCTGTTGGAGAAGAGTTTGCATCTATGTTTACAATCTTTATTAATAATAAGTTAGATAAGTTAGTAACACCAAAAGATTTGCTGACACATGATAACGAAGCATATATCTTAGGTGAGCTAGGATCTTGTATAGGTAAAGAAGATACATACCGTGCAGATATTGCATCAGCTTTAGCAACAAGGCTTGCAAACTATTCTGTAGTGTATTCTAAAAATAACACAGTTAATCAGAAGATTACTAATAGACTAACAGCATTATGTACAAAAGATTATTTTAGTAATGATCTTAAGTATCTAATTGTTAGAACAATCTTTAATGGTAATAAGCAGAAGTTTAATAAGTTTATGATGAATCCGGAAATAATTAAAATGACATTAAAATAATGAGTAAAAAAATACACATCCCTGTTAACACTATGGGTAGTATTGTAACTAAACTTGGTATCACTAGCACAGACATCGTAGGGATGTTTGATGCTAATGATGGCAGGTCAATGAGTACAGTATTATGTAGTGAAGATGGGTCAAAATATAATGAGTTAAGTGAACTAATTACTGGTGACACAGAGTTATTAGTTCATACATATAAAGATAAAAAAGCTTATGTTATACCTGGTAGTAGCATATCAATGGACAAATTAAAATTAAATTGTAAGGAACATAGTATAAAAATTACTAGTGATATAGACTCAGCAGATTTTTTTATATCAAATGCACACTGTTGTGAGACACAGGACAGCAATGTAAGTAAACAAGCATTAATGTTTTATATTAATAATGGTTATGCTTCATTAGACTTTAACAATACAAATATTCATAATGGTAATGAATTAATGATAGATAATTCAGTTGAGCATGTGCTATGGGATTCAACAGTAGCATACAACAGAGGCTTTGGAATGCATTCTGTTGATACTGATTCTCTCCCTTATGATACATATGTATACACAGGCTTGGCCTTACAGATACTTGATAAAATTAATGATGGCTATTCAGTTATACAAGGTTCACGTTTGTTAGATGAATCATCTAATCAAGTTACACTTACTAAAGATTTATTAGATACAATTTTATCTATGAACAAAAGTTATGATGATAGATTACTGTTATCTAAACTTTTACCTACCGTACGTACTGATGTTAATCTACATTATGTATGGGAACTAGGACAAAATTTAAGTTCATATGACCTTAATGTTAATAGAGATAAGGATATGAAGTATTGGTGGTATAATAAATTTGAGAATAATAAATTTAATAGCATGTCACCAGAAGAATTTATACTAGAATACCATGAGTCTGAAGTATTAACTAAAGAAGCGTTTAAGTATATGGAACCTAAAGTAAGAACAGACATACAAATATATAACAGAGAACTTTACTCATTTAAAGTGCAAATAAAACCAGAATACTCAAAATATTATGAATCAAATAAAAGAAAGGAAAGTATACTCAATACATGATTGGGCAAATTGTACTACAGATAAACATATATTTAGTCGTCCCGTACATATAGGATATGTTACTGAAGATATGCTAACGGCTAGTGATAATAAGTCTAATTCAACTGAAGTAATAAGAAAGATAATTAAAAATGTAGCATCAGTAGATACGTTAGATAATGTTAGTACTATACATAGATTACCTAATATATCTTTGTCAAGAGATAAAGTTAAAATATGGTGTGATGCTAATAAAGCTAAGGTTGTTAGAGATAAAGATACTGCAGATATTATAATCTATTCTGAAAACACAGTAGAGAAAACACTTGTAACTAGTTGGTATCAAAACTTTTCATTGCTTGAAGAGTTTATACCAGAGATAGTTAACTTACATCAGACACTTAAATTTTCAAATGAATCAAATGCAACTGAAATGCTTAGCTGGTTAAATGATTTAGAAGATGATTGTATTATTTCTACAGGTTCACAATACCGGGGATGGTATGGATCTCATAAAGCTAAGTTTGAAGATACCTATAATGATTGGTGGCAAGCAGCAAAATCATCACAGAAACTTGGCTCATTGAAGAATCTTTATTCTCACATTGATGTTAAAAAATGGGATGTGTTTAAATGTCTAATGAAAGACAACTGTATGTTAGATTCAAAAGCTAATGAACTTATGTCAGCTGATTCAGTAGTGTTTGATGATGAGATATTCATGAACATTAAGAATATGATAAAGGGTGGTAACAAAGAAGATATAATACTAGCTATGACAACAATAGCCAATTGTAATATAGATAAGTCCAAAACTTATTTAGCAATGTTATTCTTTCATTACAATGATAATTATTTTAAACCTAGTAGTTTTTATAACTCTGTATTATTCAAGTCAGTTAGAACAGTCTTTCAAAAATATTCTGACTTAACATATGCAAGATCACAAGCTAACCCATACAGTAGACTTGCACATTACTTAATTCAAGACAATGCTTTAACTAATGCTGCAGAGCGACACATTTTAGATATGGTGTTTGATACAGTTGTGACAAGAGCTACAGGAATAGGAGAAAGTATTTTTAATATTGACAGGTCAGCACTAACATTAAATAAATAAAATTATGACACAGAAAGAACAAGAGTTTCAAGACATATATAACAATAACGGATTTAAGTTTTCTTATTCTAGTTTGAATAGGTTAAACTTTTCTCCAAAACTATTCTATAAAGACTATGTCCTAAAGGATAAAGAGATAAGAACAGACAAGCATTTAATTGAAGGTAAGTTATTACATTTATTATTACTACAGCCTCAGCAATTTGACAAACACTTTATACTTATGCCGTCTAAGCTTCCATCAGATACCCTGCGTAAAGTGTTAAAAAATATTACTCTCTACACGGACAGCACAGAGCTATCAATGGTTGAAGATAAAATAATTTTAGATTCTTTAAAAGAGGTAGGATTATACCAATCACTTAAAGATGAAGACAAACGTGTAGCTAAGGTACGTACAACTGAATGTGAAGACTACTATGCATTCTCACACAACAAAGGCTTAGATGTTATAGACGCATCTATGTTTCAAAAGTGTAAGGACAATGTAGAGATAGTTAAAGCTAACAAAAGTATAATTGAATTACTAAACCCTGTAGTAACAGACTTTGAACTAGATGATGTAGAAACTTATAGTGAGAAATATCTTGAGTGTGAAATGGATAAGTTTAAGTTTGGTATGAAAGGTTATGTAGATAAATATATTGTAGACCATAAGCAAAAGGTAATCACTATCATTGACCTCAAGACTTCAGGGAAATCCCTGGTGTCCTTCCCAGAAACAGTAGAATTTTATAATTACTGGCTTCAAGCAGCTATTTATTCATTACTGGTAATGAGAAATGTTGATGAAAAAGCTAAGAATTACAAAATTAATTTTAACTTTATAGTAATAGATACCTACAGTCAAGTGTATAACTTTGAAGTTAGGCAAGATACATTAGAAATGTGGGTAGAAAACATGTGGACCAAGTTGGAGGCAGCTAGGTTCCATTTAGAGGCGATGAAGTTTGATCTCCCTTATGATTTTCTAATTAATAAAGTAATGCTATAATGTATAAAAAGTATTTTCAAAAAAGCAAAGTCTTTCTCTATCCCCTATTAGGGATTAAAAAGGGAAATGACTTTGTACCGGTTGAGACATTCTTAAGTTGGAATGGTCAGTATGATGTAAAGAAGAAGTTATTCTTTTGTTTATATGATCAAAAAGAAACTGATGAATGGCACAAATTTGAAAATTTATACTTACTCCAAAACTCACTGTTTCATGATTATGTATTATTAGATAAAAACTTACACCTATATATATTTGATCTTAAGAAATATTCTTCTGATTATAATAATCTATGTAAAGGTGATTACTCAGAGTTTGCAGATAAAACAAAAACAGAAATAATAAATTTCTTTGGAGAGAAGGGTTCACTAGCTCAGTATATGGAAGAGTATTTATATCCTGAATTTTATCATGATCAATATGCAGAAGATTTAAATGTAAATTTAGATATAATGCTAGATGTGTGGGAGTTATGTGACAAACCAGATTTCATAAAAGAAGAATTAACTTATAAAAAACCTGATCAAAAGAAAGTTTTTAAAAATAAATTAATATCTTTGTACATGAAATCAAAAACTATATTATGAGTACTAAAAACAACCACGGAGGGAACATGCTGATTACAACATCAAATTGGGGACCCTACAAAACATTTAAACTTATGCCTCTTACTAAGGAGTGTCCTTATGTAGAAGCTATATATGACCCAAGTAGTAAAATACTTGCTGTTATCTCTAAAACCGTTAAGAATGCCTACCACATGGTACCAAAGCTTGATGACAACGGAGATCAAGTCACATTAAAAATTGGTAAAAGAGCATCAGGTAAAGACATTAAAGAACAAAGAGTTCTTATGGATACCCATGCTGAATACTACCTTACTGATTTAGCTGAAATGAAATCATTTATAGAAATATTTGCTGTTAACACAGAGTATGACTATAATGTGCTCATTGATTCAGATGTTCAACCAATGAAAAAACCATTGTCATCTGAAAAAGCAACCAATCTAAACATAGTTTAGGTTTCATATTTAAAAGTCCAAGATTAGGAGCTTAGTGCTCCTTTTTTTGGCTCATACAAATCATAATTAAAAAATTAAAAAATGCCAAAGAATATAACATTTGATATAGAATCAAGAGATGCATTAAAGAGAGGAGTAGATGCTTTAGCTAATGCTGTAAAGGTAACACTGGGACCTAAAGGTAGAAACGTAGTAATTGACAACCAATATGGTAGTCCACATGTTACAAAAGACGGTGTGACAGTAGCAAGAGAAATTGTACTTGAAGATACAATAGAAAATATGGGAGCACAAATGGTAAAACAAGTAGCTTCCAACACAAATGAATTAGCTGGTGACGGTACTACAACTGCTACAGTATTAGCACAAGCTATAATAACTGAAGGTCTTAAGAATGTTGCTGCAGGGGCCAATCCTATGGACATAAAGCGTGGTATAGATAAAGCTGTATCAGAAATAATAAAAAACATTAAGACCATGTCAAAACCGGTTAATGATTCTTATGAGCAGATAGAACAGATAGCAACTATATCAGCAAACAATGATGAAGTTATAGGTAAACTTATTGCTGAGGCTATGAAAGCTGTTAAGTCTGATGGTGTAATAACTGTTGAAGAAGCAAAGGGAACTGAAACTCATGTTGAAGTTGTAGAAGGTATGCAATTTGATAGAGGATACCTATCTCCTTATTTTGTAACTGATTCAAACAAAATGGAAGTTGTACTAGACAATCCATTAATTGTAATGTGTGATGGGCGTATAAGTACAATGAAGCAATTGATGCCTATACTTGAGAAAGCAGCAACAGGTAGTCAACCATTAATGATTATTGCAGATGAGATTGAGGGAGAAGCATTAGGAACTTTAGTTATGAATAAAATGAGAGGTGCTCTTAAAGTATGTGCTGTTAAAGCGCCAATGTTTGGTGAAAGAAGAAAAGAACAGCTAGAAGACATTGCTATATTAACAGGCGGTGTTGTTATATCTCAAGAAAAAGGTCTTCATATTGAAGAAGCTACTGTAGAGTTACTTGGAAAATGTGAAAAAATTGTTGTTAGTAAAGATAGTACTACTATAGTTAATGGTGCTGGTAGCAAAGAACTAATTCAACAAAGAATAGATCAAACTAAAGCATTAATAGAAGAGACTGATTCACCATTAGTTAAGGCAAAAGTGCAACAACGTTTAGCTAAAATAGCTGGTGGTGTTGCAGTATTATATGTTGGCGCTCCTACTGAAGTTGAAATGAAAGAAAAGAAAGACAGAGTTGATGATGCCTTAGCTGCTACTAAAGCTGCAGTTGAAGAAGGTATTGTTCCTGGTGGTGGTGTTGCTATTATAAGATCAGCTAATCATACTATAATTGGTGATAACCCTGATGAGCAAACTGGTATCAATATTATTACTAGAGCAGTGCAAGAACCTTTAAGACAAATAGTTCAGAATGCTGGTCTAGAGGGTAGCGTTGTTATTTCTGAAGTAATCAAAGGAAAAGATGATTATGGTTTTAATGCAAAAACAGAAAGTTATAAAAATCTATATGAAGACGGTGTTATAGATCCTGCTAAAGTTGTTAGAGTTGGTTTAGAAAATGCTGCATCAGTGGCTGGTATGATGTTAACTACTGAATGTGTTATATCTAACATACCAGTAGAACAACCTGTAGGAGGAGTACCAATGGGTCAAATGCCCGGAATGATGTAATCTCATGAAATAGGGGGTAGACGAACGGCACATTGCCACCCAACATTAACAGGGTGTTTAAGAGCATCCAGTTTTTAATTAAATTTTATATCTACCCCTTCATTTCTAATTAAAATAAAAATTATGATAACAGTACATTACCTAGGTATGTTCCTAACAGGAATAATAATGCTTTGCATTATGTATACAATTATTGAAACATTAATAGAAGGAATTAAAAAAAAACATTATGGAAAAATATATAAGAGACTTTATAAAAGACATAAAGAAAGAAGCATTAGACAAAAAGAACAATGGCCCTATAATAAAAACAGCTGATCAATTGTGGAAATACAGTGGTGAGATAGAAAAAACAAATCCTCATCTTGCATTATACAATGAGTATTACTCTAAAGCTAACGAAAGAAAGTGAACCATTGGGTAATGGATTATGAAACACTTTGCAATTTTTTTTGTGGAGTATTTAAACATTATAAAACAGAAGAAACCAAAACATTTGTAATTCATAAGAGCAGAGATGACAGAGAACAATTCTTAGCTTTCTTAAATCAAAACATACGTGACAGAGAATACCACATATCTTTTAATGGTATAGGATTTGATGCACAAATAAGCCATTGGTTTTTGGATAATAAAAAAACTATTCTTAATGCTAGCATAGATGAGTTAGTTAACTTAATCTATAATGAGGCACAGGAGACTATACAGAGATCTAACAACAGGGAGTTCTCTAAGTACCCTGAGTGGAAGATGACTATACCACAGATAGATGTATTTAAACTTAACCACTGGGATAACATGGCCAAAAGGTCAAGCCTTAAGTGGATTGAGTATACAATGGATTGGGAAAACATACTTGATATGCCAATCAATCATGATCAAGAAATACATTCAAGTAAAGATGTGAATATGATTATAGACTATTGTATTAATGATGTATTAGCAACACAAGAAATATACAATAGATCTAAGTCTCTTATCAAACTAAGAATGGGGCTATCTAAAGAGTATAACATTAATTTGTTTAATGCATCTGAACCTCGTATTAGTAAAGAGTTGTTTGGATTCTACTTAAGTAAAGAGTTAGACATACCTAAGTATGAACTTAAAAAGATGAGAACGTTTAGGCGTGTAATTAAATTAGAAAATATTATACTCCCTTACATATCTTTTAAGACACCAGAGTTTCAATTGTTATTAGATAGATTTAGAAGTGTAGAACTAGACCCTCTTAACATAAAGGGCGCTTTTAAATACAGTGTTAAATATAAAGGACTAAAGACTGATTTTGGTTTAGGTGGTGTGCATGGGGCCAATGTACCAGGGATATATGAACCAAAGGAAGGAGAGATTATAATGTCATCAGATGTTACTTCTTTTTATCCTAACCTTGCTATTAAAAACCAATGGTCTCCTGCTCATTTACCTAAGCAGCAGTTTTCTGAGCTATATGAATGGTTCTTTGAAGAAAGAAAGAAGATTCCTAAATCTGATCCAATGAACTATGTATATAAGATTATTCTTAATAGTACCTATGGTTTATCTAATGATAAGAACTCTTTTCTATATGACCCGGAATTTACAATGCGTATTACAATCAATGGTCAATTGACACTGATGATGTTATATGAAATGATAATGGAGGCTATACCTGAAGCAAGAGGAATCATGCAGAATACTGATGGTATAGAGACTATTATTCCTGAGTCAGCAAAAGAAAAGTATCTTGAGATATGCAAACAGTGGGAAAAGCTAACTGATTTAAATTTAGAACATGATGAGTATCAACGTCTTATCTTTGGAGATGTCAATAATTATATTGGTATTTTTAAATTTGTTGAGACAGACATAACTAAGTGGAGAGAAACAAAAGAAAAAAACCCACATTATTTATTTAAAATATCTAAGGATAAATTTTTGTATGCTCCTGTTAAATGCAAGGGTCGTTTTGAGTTTAGTAATTTAGCTCTTCACAAAAACAAATCTAAATTAGTAATACCAAAAGGTATCTATGAATACTTTGTAAATGATATATTACCTGAAGAATATTTAAAAAGCAATACTAATATTCTTGATTATTGTATAGGTAGCAAAACAAATAGTGGATGGCAAGTTAGAGCTGATTATTTAAAAGATGGTAACCCAGTCTCTGATAATCAACAAAAGATTAACAGATACTATGTAAGTAACAGCGGCAGTAAATTAGTTAAAGTAAATAAAAATGATGGGCGTATAATTCAATTAGAAGCTGGCCCATGGATGACTACAATGTTTAACAATATGAAGTTAAAATCTGAGTGGGATAAATACAACATTAACTACAAATACTACCAACAAGCAATAGAAAAAGAAATCAATAATATTCTTGGTTTTAACACTAATCAACTTAATTTATTTGACTAAATTTGAAAAATTATGGGACACAAAAAAGCAAAACAAACTAGTAAAGCATTCCTAGAGAATGCAAGCTTACCAACACATGGTAAGACGTATACTGTGGTATCACACAAAGAAGTGATGGACCACACATCAAAGTTATTAGCACAGAATAACTTGAAAATTATTAATCAATCCTTTAGATCAAGCCACAATGCAAGAGTGGCGCAAGGCATTTATCATCTATCAGGGTCCGGTGTTAAGACGGACCAGGATTTAGGTATGATGTTTGCCTGGACTAATTCATATGACAAGAGTACAAGGTTCCAGTGTGGTATTGGAGCTAACGTTCTTGTTTGCTCTAACGGTATAATACAAGGAGACTTAGCAAACTATGGTAGAAAACATACAGGTACTGCTAATGCTGACATTGCTCTATCAATATCTAGTCAAATATCTAAGGCTAAGCACAACTTTGATTTATTGATTGATGATAAGGACAAATTTAAAAGTGTTGAGTTATCTATTAAAAAGCAATCTGAACTTTTAGGTAGGTTATTTGTTGAAGAAAAACTATTAGATACACAACAGATGTCTATAGTTAAATCTGAGATAGAAGAACCAACCTATAACTATGGTGTTGATCCTGACACAGCATGGATGTTCTATAATCATGTAACGCATGCATTTAAACAAACACATCCTAGGACCTGGATGACCAATCAATCTAAGTTTCATAAGTTTATGAGCTCTGAGTTATTAAGCAACTTGCAAATTCAGTACAGAGATACCACTCCTGACCCTGATGATATAGAGCCTGTTGAGGAAATATTAAATGATGACGTAGGTCCTAATGTGTTTTCATTATGACAGAACATAACAAATACTATTGGGATATAGAAAGAAACAAAGGTGTTAGAATGTCTAAACCTGAAGGTTATGATTTTGATACTAAATATGATATACCAAAAACATGGAAGGTTCCACCTAACGCTGATTTTGCTTGGCATTTAGATAAAGTAACTGAGAAGATTACTAATCTATTAAAAGGAAAGAATGCTGCTTATGGTAACAGTGCACTAAACCCAACTAATATATTTAGTAAACTAGATGCTGTTGATTCACTGTGCTGTAGATTAGATGATAAAATAGCTAGAATAAAAAACAAAGGTATTACAGATGAAACTGAAGATACCGTAGATGATTTAATTGGATACTTACTACTGCTTAAGATGGCAATAGAAAGAAAACAATAAGATTTATTTGTGTTTGTAAAGAAAGCTGTTAAGACCAGGATGTCTTCTGGTATGAAGTTAAGATGCAGTAAAATGTTAATTGGGTGCTTTCTGCGGTAACACTTGAGTTTACTAACCCGCTCATATCCTTAAATCTTATTCAAGACTGACTGATGGAAAGACATCTGCCCATAGGGTAATCACAAATTAAAACAATAGATATGAAATGAGTTCAATTGCTGCAATAGTTATGGTTGTTACTTATTGGTTGTTGTTCTACCTATTTAAAAAAAGCAATGATTAAAATACAAAAAACAAAAACATTAATAACAAAACAAAATAACAATAGTTCTGATTGCATTGCACCTAATGTAATATACGGTTGCTTTGGCGGCTGTGTCAAGACTTATTGCTATATGTCAAGATACAATGGTAAAAGAGTTTATGTAAATTCAAACGTAAATGAAGTGTTTAACTCTGTTGTTGAATGGGAAAAGACTTATGATAAAGTTCCTAATCAACAAGATCCTATATATACAATGGTAGATGTTGCTTGTAATTCAGATTTAGTTCTGATGCAAAGAAAAATGTCTGAGCCTTTAATGAAATACTTAAAAAGATATGATGATCATCCACAACTTAATAGTACTATGGCTACTAAATACCCCGGGTTGTTAAAACTAGATGTAAATCATTTTAACAAACCACCAAGGGTCCGTGTAAGTCTCATGCCTCAGAAATATTCTGACATACTAGAGCCTAAGATGCAAAAGATAGAGAGCCGTATCGCTGATGTAAATAGGCTTAAAGAATTAGGCTGGGAAGTTCATATCAATTACTCACCTGTTATATTTTATCCTGGTTGGTCTAAGGAGTACAATGCATTGTTTAAACGTGTTAAAGAAATAGCAGGTGAAAATAAGTGTGAAGTTATTGCATTAACAAATCATGTTAATCAAATGATAAGAGCTAGTGATGAAGCTAGAGATATAATGAAATATTCAGATGAAGCTAAAAATTCATCAGGAGTTATGCGTTATCCTATAGCAAAGAAACACAAGCTTATCTCTATGTTTAAAGACATATATGCTGAATACTTTAGTTTAGAAACAATAAGATATATATTTTAATGGAAAAAGAAGACATACAACTATTAACAAAAAAAGGATACTGGCCTTGTTGTAGGCCTATAAATGGTAAATGGGAAATGATAATGTACAAAAAAACAAAAACCGGATGGGTAAAGAATAAAACAAGAGTCTTTAACTATCCGGTTAGTGCATATAATTGGGCACTCAATTACTTAGAAGAAAGAATATAACTATGCTGACCTAGACCAGTATCCGTATTCTAATTGTGCAGTAATTGCTGAACCTTTAAATTGTATTTTAGCTAAAGCTTTTAGAGGAAGGAATGAAAACTCACCTTTCTTTAAATTAATACCTGGAGACTGTGTAACTGTAGCTGAACCTGCATCACACGTAGCTGTTGCTAAAGTCTGAAGTTCTATTGTCTCAACACCAGAAGAAGAATTTAATATATACAAATACGTATCTGCTGTATTTGCTGTACCATTTAAATCTGCTATTGAAGTTGCAAATGCTGTAGTTAATTTAAGTGTTCCTACTTGAACACTTGGAGAAGCTACTGTTAGAGCAGCTGATTTTGCTATACTTAAAACGTCACTAGTAGTCCCAGTTCCGGTTATAGTTAAGCCTGAAGTAATTGTTGCCATTTTTTTTATTTTATGTTGTTATTATTTTGCTTTCTTTCTGTTCTTAGGGTAGTTTCTTTTACTACCTTTTTTTCTACTCTTTTCCTTTACTCCCCGGTTCTTAGATGCAGACATTACTACTGTCTTCTTAGAACGGGGTCCATTAGGATGATGCAAATCTTTTCCATCACCTTTACGTACTGATCCAACTTTAAGAGCTTTTTTACGTGCTTTATTCCTAGCTGCCCTGTCTTTTTTTGCTTTAGGGGAAGATTGGAATTTAGCATATTCTTTCTTGTAATTTCTTTTAGCAGTCATACGTATACTATAATATACAAAAGTTATTTATTTTTTACAACTTTTTGCGTGTGAACCATCACAGTTTCCATCTTTGTCTTTTGTTTTACCACATGCACATTTTTTCATTATTTTTTTGTTTTTTCTAGTGAACGTCCTCCAAAGTAGGCACCTATCACTGTTATTAATACTAGTTGTAATAAACTTTTCCATTCATCATCAACATCAAATGCTATAGTTCCTGCGTCAATAAAGACCATAAGAACAGTAGATACTACTAAAAATATTAAAACCATAGGTCTAACATTTTTACTTAACCATGAGTCAGACTTCATATCTGCATCCCAACGTGAAGAAATTTCTTTCTCCATGTTAGTTTCATAACTGGCAATTAATTCTTTTACTTTTAGTTCAGCAGCAAGTTTCTCTTCCTTAGATGTATGAAGGTTATCAATAACACCACCTACACCCTGAATAAGATCTTTTGCTCCTCCACTAAATATTGTTCCAAGTATGCTCATCTTATACTTGTCCTCCACATCCGCAACCTCTCATATTTTTCTTTACTTTAGGAGCTCTAGTTAGTTTAGTTAATAAACTAGCTGAGCCACCCATGCTATAAGAAGGCATTTTTTTTGAAGTTGATCCACCTGTTGCCTTTACTTTCTGAGGATACGGTCCACCATAAGCATAGTAACTAGATTTGCTTGCTTTTTTTGTCATTTTTTATTTTTTAATACAACATTTATCTTTACACCATCCTAAACATATGTTTCCAAAGGATAGCTTACATAATAAGGTACAAATTTTTTCTTTCATTTTATTACTTTTTAGCAAATTTTTCAATTCCAGCAATTCCAAAGCAACCTAACACAACAAGAGTAAATGAATCGTATACAAACTCGTTGATAATTAAGTCCTTGCCAACCCAGCCGGTTATTAGGTCAGCACACATAATTAAACACATAATGACAAAAGCTATAAAGCCTACTATAGTTTTTTCATTCCAGTTATTATTATCTTTAAATATTTCCATAATCATTTTTTTTAGTCAATCACTATCACCTCTTATCTTCTTATAATTACATCCAAGTAGCCCGTTGCAATACCTTCACTAGCGCTAACCCAAACGCATAATATTGGTTCGTCCTCACTGTTAGAAGCAATCTTTATTTTATCTATATAAAAATCAGAAATACTATATGTCGTACCTGATGGTATCTCTACCTTATAATTAATAAAAGTCATATTACCTACAGCCGGAAACTCAGTTGTTTCATTAGGAGTAAAAGCGTTTCTTCTAAACACTCCTATATGAATCACTAAATCAACAGTAGTAATATTACAAAAAGTAGCATGAGAAAACTTAGCAGAATCTTGTTGCAAAGTTTCATCTGCAAGTTTTCCTATACCATCTGCTGGTATCCATTTATTTCTATCAACTACTCTTGTACCAAAACCGTATACTGCATTATTAGTAACTGCCATATTAGAAAGGTAATGGTAAAGTTTCTTCTACCGGGTTTTGTAATAAATTAATACTAGCTAACAAGCCTGCGTCAAGCTCAGCTTTTGTTGGGTCAGTCATATCATTTAACCAACTTTCTACTTTTACTTGAGTTAAGTCTGAATACTTTACAAAATCAGCTGGGTCAGGGTTTGTTAAAGGTAAGGCTCCATACACATCAGTGTAATATCCTGTTACTGGTAATACTGTTGGGTCATAATCAGCAGTTTGAACTGATCTTCTCCAGTGTACCATGTTAACTACATTTTCTAATTCTGTTCCATCTACTGTTTCTTTTATTACACAGTCAAGTGAACTTACAATCCATTTATACGTTAATGCCATTTTCTTTTTTTTTTAAATTATTATTTATTTGTTATTACTAAGTTAGTTAATTTTATGGACACTTAGTCTACATCCATTAATTTCTGTTGTTACACCTGATAATACTGTTGTTCTTGCTTCTATCCAAAACCTTGCTCTTATATAAGAATTGACAGCCATACTTTGAATAAAGGAAGCATTAGCACTATTTTTTTCTGAAACACCGTATGTTCCTCCAGCACCAGTACCTCTATTATAATTATAAACTCTAGTTCCTGGTATTACTGTCCAAGACTCACCACCTGTTGAATACTCTAATTCAGCGCCAGACATAGTTCTATTTGCAGTTCCACTTACTTTAGATGCAAAATTAAAACTAACTTGATATAGTCCAGCAGTACTAACGCTTAATCCTGTAGAATTAACAGAAACACCACTTGCAGTTATCTGTGCTGTGTTAAATACTATTTGAACTCTGGTTCCTATATTTCCTCCTGCATTAGTAGTTTGTGTACTATTTGGGGTAAAGGATCCATATACAGATGATCCTGCTGCAGCTCCTGATACAGCAGTAGTAACATAGGCTGTTGTTGCAACTTTTGTAGTATTATCTGAACTACCCTGTGTAACCGCAGTTGTAGTACTATTTATAGTTCCTCTTAATTCACCATTTATTGTAGCACCTGTTATTGCACCAGTACCAGTAATAGTATTACCTCCCATAGTAATATTACCAGTCATTGTACCACCTCCTTTTGGTAGTGCATTTGTAGCTAAAACACCATCAGCAGCTACATCTCTACCATCAATTGTTGAGTTTGTAGTTAAAGGTCCAGTCATTGCACCACCAGTTTTAGCTAAAGATCTACTAATGCCAGTAGCATTGGCTGCAATATTAGTATTATTAGTGGCAATATTAGTAGTATTTGTATTTACTTCAGTTTGTGTAGGTCTGCCAGCTATAAGTCCATCTATATATCCTTTAGAAGCAGCGTGAGTAGAAGCTGTTGGTGTAGCTGGGATTGTTACTTGACTAGTAAATTGTCCAGTTCCTGCAACATGAAGTTTTGCAGTTGGTGTTGCTATTCCAATACCAACTTTATTATTAGTGCCAGTACTACCTGGATTTACTCCAAGTAATATGTCTGAACCACTTGAAGAACCATTAAATATTCTTAAATCATTTCCTGCATGATTAAAATCCCAATAATTTGAATTGTCAGCTCTTCCTATTCTAAGTGAATTTATATTACCATCTGGTGAAATGCTTTCAAGTTTTGCAACTGGATTAGTTGAGCCAATACCAACTTTTCCATCATCTGTTATAGTCATTCTAGTAGTATCAGCAGTATAAAATGATAAATCAGAACTTGCTTGTGTACCTATTTTTAATATTCCACTATTCCAATTTATATTTGCAATAGTACTGTTAGCATAAATCTGAAAAGAATGGGAAACAGATTGTCTTGAATGAAAACCAAACATATAATTATAAAAACCATTGTTTAACCTTAGTAATGGTTTAGAAGGAGCCCATGTTCCACTATTAACAACAAAATGTGCATCTGCTGCTGATGTTTGTCCTAACAGTAATTCACCTGCTGCAGCTAATCTCATTTTTTCAGCGCCTGCATTAAAAAATCTTACACTACCAGTGCCAGAATTAGCAATTATAGTATCCTGACCACTTGCGTTGAATTGAGAATAAACTGAACCCTCTTGGGACAATATTTTACCTATAACATGAAGCTTTTCAGTAGGACTTACTGTACCTATACCAACATTATGCCCTGCAATTCTCATTGCTTCATCTAGTGTACCATTAGCATCACCTGTGGCATTAGTATGAAAAGCCAAATATGTTTGTGTTATACTACTAGGATTAGTATAACTGCTTTTTAAAAATGCTGTACCATATGAATTAGCAAATCCTAATTCAGATACAGAAGTAGCACTTGCACCTGCTTTTATAGTTACACCAGCAGGTTTTAATGTCCCACTTAAACTTATATTACCTACTACTTGTAAAGCTTCTGATGGTGAGACTGTTCCTATACCAATATTTCCATTAGCTTTTACAGTTAATCTTGTTGTTTGAGTAGTAGTTCCAGCTGCTGTTCTTAGTTTTATTTCTCCATTATTTCCAGAAAAAATATTTGTAGAAAATGGTCCTCCATCATATTGCAACATATTAAAACCATAGTAATCACCTCCACTGTCTCCGTATAAATGAAATGCTTTTCCTGTGTTGGCACCAAAATCTAATTTTACAGCCGGTGTAGTAGTCCCAATCCCAACGTTTCCGTTAGCTAGAATACGCATTTTTTCAGAGGCATTAGCCTTAAAAGCCATATAATTATCAGTATGACCATAAATAATTGCACCTTGACTATAACTATTAGTATCAGAAAATTGTAAATTTGAAAACCCAGCATTACCTCCTAAAATTTGAATCGCTGCTGTAGAGCTAGCTGCTGTTGAATCAGTAACAAGTAAATCAGTATCTCCGTGAGCTGTTGCACTACCAGATTTTCTAATTATTGCCTTACCAAATACCTCAAGTTTCTCACTTGGAGTTGTTGTTCCAATACCAACTTTATCATGATTAATGTTTAAAACATTACTAGCGTCATAATTTGAAAAAGATGTTATAGTATGATAAGGATTGCCACTTCCTATAACTTTCATTGTTTGAATACCATTTGTAGAATATGTAGCTGAAGGTCTAAAATATAAGCTAGCAGTTAAACCAGATGATTCTATTAACGCATCACCATATACGCTTAATGTTCTAGCAGGAGCTGTCGTTCCAATACCAACATTTCCAACTGTGTTAATTGTCAATCTGTCTGCTGGTCCAGATAAATCTCTAATAATAAAATTTCCAGTACTTCCAATGTTCTGTCTCCAACTTCTTACTCCGGTTCTTGTTAATCTAAGCATTGAATCAGATGTTGATTCAATCATCAATTTATTATCTGGTGCTGCTGTTCCAATTCCTACGTTTCCACTAGATGCTATTCTTAATCTCTCAGCTCCATTTGTGTTGAACATCATAGAATCATCACCATGATAATAAGTTATCTGACCTCTATATGTATCAGCTCCAGCACCATCTCCAAATAAAACATATCCATATCCAGTTGTTGATGTTAATATATTTATACCATTTTGACTATCAGTAAAATTACCTACTTGAATTTTTGTTCCAGAATAACCTCCAGAGGTATTACCAACTAAAAGTTGGCCACCACTGTGTATTCTCATTTTTTCAGAGCCACCAGATTGAAATAACATAATACCAGTATTTCTAGCATTAAGTGTTAAAGAACTACTACTTGTTGTAATAGTTCCATGTATTGCTGAACCAGATTTTATATCTATAGCTGCATCCATTCCAAGAGTACCAGTTAAAATACCACCACCTAATGGTAAATATGGACCGCCTATTACTGTAGAAGCACTTACCCATGTTGGTGAAGCATCACCATTTGATTTTAATATTTGACCGCTACTACCATATGCGCTTGCAGTAGAACCAAAAGAAATTCCTCCAGTATTCCTGATTTGCATAGCTCTTTGTAAGTATGGGGTTCTACTTTGCTGACCTGTGTAGAAAGCTAAACCATTATGCGCTCCATTAGATATATCTGCAATTGATTTAATACTTCCAGAAATACCACCAGTTACTGAAGCATCATTAGCTCCAAAATTTATTTCACTATGAACTTGATCTGCAGCAGTTATAGTTGTTAACCCTCCTTCAATTTCAAAAGTAGCAGTTGCATTCTCTTTATTTATATGCAATAATGAACCAGGGTTTTGAGTCCCTATACCAACATTACCAGTACCTAAAACAGTCATTCTAGCATTATACTCCGTGCCATCATAACCACCAAGTTTAACTCCACTGAAATCAGATATTACAATAGAACTACCAATCCTTGTCATTTTTGGAGCACCCCAATTTCCATCTCCTCCAGTTGTTCCAAACTTAAAACTACTAAAATTGTTTACCATTGAAATATCACCTGAAACCATTAATTTATTGTTAGGATTTGTTAACCCAATACCAACGTTGCCGTTTGCTAATATTCTAAGTTTTTCACTTCCTCCTAATTCAATTTTTAAATCATTATTAGCAAGTTTTATATTTGCTGTTGTTGTTGAGTTATCATATTTTAAAGAAGCTTCGTTAGTAGTAGAATCTATAAGTATAGCAGCAGCTCCAGCAGCAACTTCTAGTTTTTCACTAGGACTATTCGTCCCAATACCAAAGTTACCGTTTGCAAGAATTGTTGCTTTCTCGCTGCCATTTGTAGCAAAAGCCATAGGCGTATTTTCATAATTCCAAAGAAAAGCGTGTGAATTATTCATTCCTACTCTAAAACCATCACCAGCTGCTGTGCCACTTGTTGCTGTTTGTATCAGTATACCAACATTATCATCTGCATCGTATATATTTAAGTTATCTATAGGATTAGTAGTCCCAATACCCAGATTTCCAACTAAGTTCGTAGTGCCACTAACAGTTAAGTTTTTATGCACTCTAAAAGCAGTAGGTGACCAACTAGTAATCATAGCTGAATTATTCATATCTCTTAGATATAAATTAGAATCCCCAGTATTACCATATAAAAGATAATTTACTGCACCTCCATTAAGAGCAACAC